AATGGGTGGCGGTTCTGCCCCATCGGGTGGCGGAGCTGGATCGGCTGGCGGTGGAGCCCCAGTAATGGAGGCGGGAGCACCTAATATTTTGGATGGAGCCGGCGTAATGGCTCAGCAGGGCGAGGCTGCTTTGAGAACAAAACTCGTAACTGATGCTTACGGTACCCAACTACCTAAAAGGCAGGTACCGCAAGACTACGAAAAATAAAGCGATTTACGCAGACAATTTCGTACGGTAAGGCGAAAATTAACTTACAAACGTTAGGTCATATGTGCTACGCCCGCAAGGGCATTCGGAAAACGACCCAGAGGAAAAAAGGATATAAGCATGTCAGATACTGCGGAAACAATGGCAACTGCTTTTGAAGCAGAAGCCGGAACAGCTCCAGTAGTAAATGTGTCGGACGTTGACGCGTCGACTGTTATTACGAGCACTGAGAAAGTCAATGCAAGACAACCAAAGTTTTACACGGAGGATGATCTAGCTAAAGTGCGTTCTCAGGAAAAGGAAAAGCTTTACCCTCAGATCGAATCTCTGAAGGAAGAGCTAAACTCTATTCGTAAAGAAAAAGAAGAAGAAGCAGCTCGCAAAGAAGCTGAAGCGCAAGCTTTAGCTGAAAAGGCAAAAGAAGAAGCATTATCAGAACTTGACGCAAAGTCATATGCTGATGCTCGCCTTTCTGAGTTGCAAGAGCAGTTGGAGCGTGAGCGTCAAGAACGTGAACGAGCCCTCGCTCTTCTGGAGCGCGAAAAGACTTTTGCAGATCTTCAGGCTTATCGCCAGCAAGTACTAGAACAAGAGCGCGACAACATCATTCCAGAACTAGTTGATCTAATCGCAGGTAATACCCGCGAAGAAATCCAAGCTAGTGTTGAAGGATTGAAGGAGCGCTCAGCTCGCATTCTTGAATCGGCTCAGTCTGCAATGCAGACCGCCAGAAAAGAAATGACTGGCACAAGGGCAACCTTGCCGCCAGCCGGACCATTGGAAACTAATTCGGAGCAACGTCAGTTAACGGCTGAAGAAATTCAGTCTCTGTCCATGAACGATTACGCCAAATATAGAGAACGACTATTGAGCCCTTCGGCTCGTGGGAAGTCTCGCGGACTGTTCGGGTAATCCCCAATCCAAATCCAACTAAGGAGTCAAATTTAAATGGCATCAGGAATCACAGGTACCGGTAATCTAGCCGCTGCCCCTACAGCCTACTCGGGTACAAATACCCAATTGACTCAAGCGATTCAGACGATCTGGTCCAAGGAAATTCTTTTCCAGGCCATGCCAATCCTTCGCTTTGAGCAATTTGCAGTAAAGAAGACCGAACTAGGTGTTGCACCTGGTCTTCAAATTAACTTCATGCGTTACAACAACCTCGGCTTCGCAAGTGGCCTTGTTGAAGGTGTACGTATGCAGACCAACGCATTGACAGCACAACAGTTCTCAATCACAGTATCTGAGCATGGTTATGCTCTTGCTGTTTCTGAGCTATTGCTCAATGCTTCATTTGACGATGTACAAATGGATCAAGCCGTGCTTCAATGACCGGTAACTTCAGCCTCACTCCACGTACCGTTAAGGATGCTGTTGAGACACTCTCAACCAAGAACATTCCACGGTTGGGCGAAACTTATGTTTGCTTCGTCCACCCACACCAGAGCCGTAAGCTTCGTGATACCGCTGAGTTCATTGAAGTAACTAAGTACGCTGCTCCTGGTAACTTCATGCTCGGTGAAATTGGTCGTCTATACGACACAGTATTCATTGAGACCACACAGGTTCGCAAGGTTGTTGGTGGTGCTGGTACTAACTACACCGCTGATACAGCTGTTGCTAACCCAACCGTTACACCTGGCGGAGGTTACATCACTCCTGCACAGTTCACTGGTAACGGACAATCTGACCGCTATGACGCTATCTTCATTGGAGATAACGCATTCGGTCACGCAATCTCTCTTCCAGTCGAGCTCCGCGATGGCGGTATCCTTGACTTCGGTCGTGAGCATGCTCTTGCTTGGTACTCAATCTTCGGTCTTGGCCTCATCACTGATCAGGCTGTTATCGTTGCTGAAACCAACTAAAAACTAAATACGGCGACCTGGGCATGTCCTTAAACTGCCCACTTTAACAGTCACTAACCCGGAGGATCCAAATGGCAAGTAAAGTAAAGCCGACCGATGTTACAGGTCGTGCACGTGAAGAGGCTCTTGCAGCAAACGCTGAAGTCCTAGCTCAACGTGCTGGAGAAATGTCAATGGCAACTGCTGCTGCTAAAGCTCAGCTTGATCAGGCTATTGATGCAACTAAACCTGATCGACAAGTAGTTATTGTTGATGAAGCAGTCAAAGTAGGCGAGCAGGTTGACACTATTGAGATTCGTGTCGTAGAAGACATGGCTACTTAGCCGCTGCTATCTAACCAGTAATAATCGGAGCGGCGGGCACATAGTTGCCCGCTTCTTCGTTTGTAAGGATTTTTTAATACTGGTCACCTACCATTATGTAGGCGATGTTAGGAGTGGTTAGTGGCTGTAATAGCAGACATTCTTTATAGAGTTCGCCTTGAATTAGGTGACCTAGAAAAAGCATTTAACTGGTCCGATACAGGCGATGGATCCACAAAGGTCTATGACCTACGCGTTAAGCCAGTAGATCCGGCCACCCTTGTTGTAACAGTCAACAACACCCCCGTAACCCAGCCATCTGGCTACACCGTCCAAGCCGATCACGGAATCATTACCTTTGCTTCAGCGCCGGGTAATAACACAACCATCAGAGTATCTGGTACCCACTACCGCTATTTTACAGATACCGATTTAGAGCTTTTTATCAATACTGCTGTTGAACAGCATACCTACAACCGCACAGACGGTTTTGGAAACCAGATGACCTTGGCTAAGGTACCTGCCGTTGAAGAGTATCCAATTGCCATCCTTGCTGTAATTGAAGCCTTGTGGGCTCTTGCAACAGACGCGTCCTTTGACATTAATATCTTTGCTCCAGACGGAGTTACTATTCCTCGTTCTGAGCGTTACCACCAGCTCGTCAATATGATCAACCAGCGCCAAGAGCAATATAGAACCCTCTGCTCTGCGCTAAATATTGGTCTATGGAGACTTGAGATCGGAACCCTTCGTCGAGTATCTCGTCATACCAACAAGCTTGTTCCTGTCTATATGCCTCAAGAAATTGATGATGCCCGCAAGCCTGAAAGAGTTTATATACAAAATGATATGTTGGGCAGAAGTCCTATGCCGACAACGGCTGCTATTTATGACCTTGTGATATATCAAGGCGACAGCTTCTCAATCATTTTAGATTTCCCAGATACCTACAATATCTCTAACTTAGTATTTAAAGCACAGATCAGAACATATCCAAATGCTCCAGCTAGATACGCAGAGTTCACGGTTACCGTTACAGATCCAGTGCTAAAGAAGATTCAATTATCTTTAACAAAACAACAAACAGCTTACCTACCTGTTCGCGCTTTCTGGGATCTACAAGCAACCTCCACAGTAGATGCTACTTTCCAAAAAACATACATCAAAGGACAGGTGTTCGTAACTCAACAAGTGACGGTTGACTAATGCCAGAAGAAATTCAAATATCGGTATCTCCGCAACCTGAAATTCAAGTATCTATTGGTGGTAATGGCGCCACCGGTCCTACGGGTGCAGCAGGTGCCGCTGGTGCAACAGGTGCTACAGGCGCCACAGGCGCAACTGGTGCTACTGGTTTAACAGGTGCAACAGGGGCCACAGGAGCCACAGGAGCCACTGGTCCACAGGGTCCTATTGGTTTTATTGGTCCAGAAGGTTCAACCGGTCCTACGGGTGCTACTGGCGCGACTGGAGCAACAGGTGTAACAGGACCTGCGGGTGCAACAGGTGCATCTGGCGCACAAGGCGTATCAATAACATTAAAAGGATCTGTAGCCAATCTAGGTGACCTTTCAAATTTAAGTCCAGCTCCAGCTATTAATGATGCGTGGATCGTTGAGTCAACAGGAAACTTATATGTTTGGTCTTCAACTGGCTTTGTAGATGCAGGTCAAATTGTTGGTCCTACAGGCCCAACTGGACCTCAAGGAGCGACTGGTTACACAG